TATAACCTTTATATGCCATTTGGAGTCTCCTTAAATATTAATGTTAATTGTCGACAGTCTATTTATTAATATCGAATCTCAAAATCGTCTAAAGATTCAAGGAGCAACTTCATTTTGTGCTTCATAAGGTAGTTCATCCACAATTGGATGTTGCCTTTTGGTTCTTCATTGAACTGCTGTTGTATCTGAGAAGTGTACTCTGGTGGTGTCATTTGCAAATCAATAAGGTCTTTATTGCGTAACCAGTTCTTTTGTATACGTGTTGGCCAAGTATTTGGGTCTTCTTGTAGCATTTTTAGCTGTTTCTGTGTGACTGGTGTTTGCCTTGCACCTTCAGTAATAAGTACTTCATCATCTGATAGTATATTAGGTACACCATCACCAGTATCACCCTTGACAATCTTCATCCATAATTCTTCTTCAGCATCTTTACACTTAATCCATTTCTTTTGGATATTAGAATATTGTACTACATTTTCATAGCATTGAAGCTGTTTAAAATCATTATCTGGTGATACAATTAATATATGCTCATCAGTATCATGTTGATTGTGAACAATCCAACCAATAGCATCATCTGCTTCACATCCATCTACAAATATACACCTATATGGGCTGAGCTCAATAATATCTTCTCTTACCTGGTTGACCATATTAAAGATACCATTCCAATCGTGTATGCTATTATCACGATTTTTACGTCTATTTGCTTTATATGGTGCAAATTTTTGTCTACGCCATGAATTACCAGCATCAAAACATACAATAGTTTCTCCATACTTATCTCTGTAATCAACATTATACTTACGTATAATATTCAACATTGTATGTCTAATTAAGTCTTTATCTTCGTCATAATCATCAATACGTGGAAATATTGACGACATTGCAATACTACTGAAATCTAATAGAATCATATTATCTCCTTTGCTGTTATTATTATACTAATTCCAGTGACGAATTATACCAGCTATAATAAAGAAACATGTAATAATCTCTAGTACACTTTTAAAGTGCATGTTAGTTCCAATCAATATTTAACGATGGTTGTGGAGTTGATGGTTGTTTTACTGCTGTATTTTGAGCTTCTATGTGAGTAGGTTGGTCTTTAATATCAGTGACTTTCATGTGTTCATAATCGACACCCAGCAGCCAGTTTCGTCTGTCCGCTGGGTCACCATATCGATTTTTAAGTTGACTAAACCTGATTAAGTTATCATCTCTTAATTGGTCATTGGTAGTCATAGCAAAGAAATAATCTGCGGTCATTGGTAAACCAAAAGACTCTGATACATCAGTCATACCGACATCAGCATCAGTCATACCTTGCCTATTTGTCTGAGTGGCAGTAAGAACAGGAATATTAAATTCCATAGCCATTGCTCTTAATTCTTCAGCAATTGCTTTGATTTTTTCATAACTATTTGCATTCTTAGATACGCTTAGTGAATTACAAATATTAAGATAATCAACACAAATTAACTCAGGGACAAAATTCTTTTTCAAATCTAATTCTTTTAATAAACTTCTAAAGTGTGCTGCCGTTGGCATACCAGTTGGATATTCTTTTACAATTAACTTACCTTGTGTTTTAGTTCTAAGATTTTGAAACCTTTTTAAGAAGCTATCTTTACCAATAACATCAAGTTCTTCTTGTGTCATGTCAAGTAAATTTTGGTCTATACGTTGTGCAATTTTTTCTTCAGCCATTTCCATAGAAATATACAAAACGTTTCTACCACGTTCTAATAAACTAGATGATATTGAACACATAAATAAAGACTTACCTACACCAGTACCTGCCATGATTACACCAAGTGTTTTTTCTGGTATACCACCACGTAAAATATAATCTATATGCTCTAAACCTGTTTCAATTTTGTTTTCTTTCTTGTTATAGTAATCCCACCTTTCATCAGCTTCATCAGTATAATCATGACCAACTGATTTATCAAATGATGTTGCAATTGCTTCATGTAATAATTCAGGTAATGCAGTCATAGGTGTTTTCTTATCATCACCACCAATAACATTTACAGCCTGATATACAGCATTTACAATAGCTCTTTCTTGACACCAAGATTCTGTTTTATTTACCAACCATTCTGTCTTTTTAATTGGTTCTACTTTTTTTGTAAGAAACTCTTGTATTGAATTGTAAATAGGTTCAGTCAAATCAGTTCTTGATTCAACTTCAATTTGTAATGCAGTAGAATTAGGTAATGAGTTATTCTTGTTAAAGTATCTAACAATTTCTTCAAATATTACTTTCTCATGTTTTTCAGAAAAGTATTCATCTTTTACAAATGGTGCAACTTTACGACAGTAATCTTCATTTACCATCATATTGTATAGTATGCCTTTGCGCAGTTCTGATGAATCAATACTCATATATCAGTAATAATACTTGGTGCTTCGTTCTTTTTAACATTTAAAATATCAGCTATAATATCACTAGCCATTTTTTGAAACTTATCTTCTCTAGCATATTTTTCAGCGTCTTCAATAGTAAGAAACTCCACTTGAAAATTAAATTTATTACCATCAAGGTTCATATCTACTGGTCTCCATGTGACACCTTCGTACTTATGTCCTTTGCCAGTGACTTTTATCCATTCACCACCTTCTGGGTCGATGTATGGTTTAAAATTTTTAGGGTTTGTTTTTGACATTCCATGGCCTCCTATATTCTATTTGATTATTAAATTCATCTGTAAATGTTCCATCGACTCTAATTGAATAGGTCCATTTAGGGTCTGGGTCAACACCGTGGAAATTAAGGTCATGAAACACATAACAATTGCTATCCACGTAATGTTTAATGTCATTCTCTTGGTCATATATGAAGCTCCTTTTGTTTTTGAGAGGACATATCATTATTGAATTGTGGTCTTCACCCATTAAAAATGGGTTATTGTCTCTATGGACGGTAACGTGCTGAGAACTATCAATACCAAACACGTTTATTCTTCCAATAGTTTTAAATGGTAATTTGTCATATATCCATTCTATTGTGTATGGGAAGAGTCTTTTTGCTTCTTCTTTGATGTACTTTCCAATATGTTCCTGCTGGTCATTCCATTGAGAATACATGATGGGATATACATCTCTCCAAGGATAGTAAGCACCTTTTTTAAATTTAAGGTATTTCTCAAAGATTTGATTTTTTTTAAAGTCTGAAACATTTAGTTTTTTTACCCTTTCAATTTCTTCTACAGACATTTTTTTTCTAGCATGTTTTACATCAACATAGTCTGAGTCGTAGTATTTTGTGTATGCATCTCCTCTAGAATAATCATCGCCGACACTGAATATAAGATTATCAGACCTAGCCATACCCCAGCAAACTTCATCATTAATTTTAATTTCATCGTCTAAGGTTAGTAAATCTAAATGATGGTATGGTTTACCGTTAATCGTTATCAGCGGCTGTATCTTCTTCTTGAGAGACATCTTCCTCCACTACTGCTTTTGTACTAGTACCAATTGCATATCTATCTTTAATTGCATCAGCAAAACCAGCTTTAAACATAGGAATCCAAAATTCAGAATGTGATGTATCAGCTTTACGCTTTTTATCTGTAATTACTTCACCTGTTTTAGGATTAGTACCTTCAAACCAGCCTACAGAAGGTTTAGTTATCCAACCTAATTCTAATCCAATATCAAGTAAACCAGACCATTTGTTAATACCACCTTCCCATGTGACACTCAAAGGTAATCTTGTTTTTTCTCTTACAAACCTAGATTTTTCTACACCCATCATAAAGTGATAGCCTGCGATTTCAGTACCTTCTTTTTCTTGCTGCCTACCCATAAATAATATTTGATTTGCAGAATAGTAAATACCAGTACCACCACCCATTACATCTTTAGGAAACATTCCAATCTCTTTATAAGTGTGATTAACCGCAACTAATGGTATATCTCTTGTTGTAAGGTATGGTGTGCATATTCTAAATAATGATTTAAGTGCTTTTGCTCTTGACATATCTGCTACAGATTTACCATCAAGGGCATCTTCTAATTCTTTTTTAGATGCTAAATTACCAACTGAATCTATAACAATTATTACTTTATCACCTTTTTCTATTTCTTCTAATTGTTTTGTAATATCAAACTTAAGTTGTTCTACATGTTCAATTGGTGTATGTATGCACCTTGCTGGGTCTACACCCATGCTTTCTAAGTATTCTGGTGTGATACCAAACTCTGTATCATATAATAAACAAACAGCCTCTGGATATTTTTTCATATAAGCATGAGCCATAAGTAATGCTAAGTTTGATTTGAAATGTTTTGATGGACCTGCTAAGACAGTAAGTCCAGGTGTTAATCCTCCATCAATAGAACCAGATAAAGCGATATTCAAAACTGGTACATCTGTTGGTACCATATCTTTTTTGTTGAATAGTGCTGAGTCTGATAGTATTGCTGTTGATTTTACAGTTGAAGTTTTTTTGAGCTTATCTAGTAGCGACATAATGTTTCCTTTGTTGGTTGTTTTATTCAGCGTATACCAACGCCGTACTATATTTATACCGCTACTAGAAGTTTTTTGTTAGCCTTTTAGATATTCAGGTTGACCTTTATTAATCTTGATAGACTTAGGCTGCTTTTCTTCTGGCAGCTTATATTCTAACTCGACTACTAGCAAGCCATTTGATATGGCTGCATTGGTCACTTCAATATACTCTTGAAGTTTAAAAGTCTTGACAAATTTACGAGCTGAAATACCTTTGTGTAGATACTCTTTCTCTTTGTCATCACTTTTACCTGTGATGATTAACTCACCATCTTTGACTGTGACATCAATATCTTTCTCACCAAAGCCAGCAATTGCAAGTTCTATAGCAAACTTGTCTTCACCAGTTTTCACAATATTGTGCGGTGGATAGGACTCGATGTTTGTCCAGTGTGTTGAGTTTAGTTCATCGAAAAGACGGTCAAATCCGATAAAGGCAGACCTAGGGAATGTAAGTGCGTTCATAGTTTCCTCCTTAATTAAGCAAGTTAACATTCAATGAGTCCCATAATTGGCAACTCGTATTATTTATA